TGAAAATTATTGATGGACATCATAAATGGATTAAAGCAGTACTTGATAATACACCAATAATTATTGTTAAATTAAATACCGATTTCAAAGATGCTTGCAGAGTTTTAAATAAAATAGAGGATATTTATGAATATCAGCAAAAACGTGGCTTGGAAGAAGTTGAAATGCAAGACGCAATTAATTATTATGGTGGTGATGAAAATCAATTTTTAAATACTCTGGAAGAAGATAATTTTAATATTGAAACTCCATCAGGAGAAACAAAAACAAATCAAAAGACAATTACTGCATATCGAAAAGAACCTATAAAAGAAAATTCGGCTGTTGGAAATTTCTTTTCATTAAAACCTATTGAGGGATTTAACAAATATGAAATTGACTTTGATAATCTTCTGGACTTACATTCTTTGGGTGTTACATATAAAGATGGACAAGAACCTGCCGATATTCTGGCAAAAATTTGGTTTCCACACATAAATTTTGAAAAATTAAGTGAACAATATGGCATGCCTTCAATTAATCTTAAGAATAAAGCAATTACAGAAAAAGCAATGAGTTTAGGATATGATGGAATCAAGCATGATGATAAATTAATACAAGGATTAAAATAAAATAAAGCTATGAATACATACAAAATTACAAACTTAACAAATACCGCAGGAAAGCGTGATTTTAGATTCAATTCTTCATTAGACATTGAATATGTTGATAATATGATCAAGAAAACAGTTAGCGTAAAACCCGGGGCAAGTCTCTACCTGACAGTATCTTCTTTGCCTATGTCAGTACATAAATTAAGAGTAAAAAACTTAATTAGTGTTATTGAAGTAAGTGCAAAAGAATTGGCAGATTTTATGAACAACGCCAAACCAAAATCAGCACCTGTGGCAGTAAAAGAACTTGTAACTGAAGAAGTTACCGCAGAGGAAACTGCAAAAAGATCAAGCAGGAAGAAGAAAGAATAACATACATTCTTTATTAGTAGAATATTGATGCCAACATTTTGTTGGCATTTATTTTAAAAATCTCTTTCATCTTTGATGATTTTCAGTTATTTTTACGTATTTATAATAAATTACATTATTTTATAATAATTTATAAACAAAGCATGGACGGAAAAATTAGAATTTTATTTTATAACCTTGATAGCGCAGGGGTAAACTACTTTAGAACATTAACACGAGCACAAGAACTTCAAAGAAATCATTCAGACGATTTTTTCGTTGAAATTAATCCACAAATAGATTTTAATGACCCTAAGTATATCGATTACTTAAAAACATTTCATATAATACACTATCACCGTCAATTCTTAAGCGATACAAAAGATATGTTAAAGTTGGCAACCGAACTAAGAAAATCAGGTACAATATTAATGGTTGATATCGATGACTACTGGCAATTACATAAAAAGCACCCATTCTATTCTTTGAATCTTGAGAAGAAAATGCATATTCCGATATTGGAAAATTTAAAGATTGCTGACTATGTTACAACCACAACAGATTTATTTGCAAGCGAAGTTCGTAAAATAACTGGCAGGGATAATGTTGGTGTATTTTACAATTCAATCGACCCTACATGGATGAAACAATTTCAGAACAATAGAAAACCAGACTCAGATGGTTTTGTAAGAATTACATATGCTGCAGGGTCAAGTCACATGGCTGATATGGAACAGCTTGAAGGTGTATTTAATGTATTATCAAATGATTCACAATTAAAAGATAAATTTAAAATTATTCTTGCTGGTTGGGATACTGAAGGTAATACCACTGATATTACTTTTAATCAGGAGTTTGGTGATATATTACAAAAGAAGAAATTATGGACTCATGAAGTTGTTAAAGCAATTAATAAATCAAGAGGTGACGTAGATAAAATACCTAAATTACCCGCAGATTTGAAAGAGAAATATAGAGGTAAAATTTTTAATCAAAAACAGAGAGATATTCAATCAACTGAAAGTGTCTATTTAATATATGAAAAAATATTGACAGACAATCATCACATGATTAATAATCCTGATTACGTGCAATGGCTTTCAAATTTTGAAAGAAATGTTAAATATGATAATGAATTTAACTATGCCAGACGTTGGACAGAAAAAGCAAATACATATGCTAAAGTATTGGATGAAACTGATATTGTAATAGCACCTCTTGCTGACAATTCATTCAACAGGATGAAATCAAATTTGAAACAGGTAGAATGCTGGACAAGAAAACTTCCGATAGTATGTTCAGATATACCTCCATATAATATAGATGGTAGACACATGGAAAATTGTGTTCTTATACCTACAGAAAAAAATGCCAGAAAATATTGGCAGAAGTATTTAAAGAAACTCATACTTGACGCTGATCTACGCAAACAACTTGGCGAACAGCTATATGAAGACTTTAAAGATAAATATAACTTGGCAACGGTTACAAAAAAACGTGCTGATTTTTATAAAGCAGCAGTTGCAAAAACATTAGCAGTAGTTTAAAAATAAAAACATGAAAACAAAATTAGTTAAATCAAAAAAAATTAAACAGCTTGAAAAGAAAGCTCGTAAAGAAGAAAAAAAAATACACTCTAAAGTAAAAAGGGTATTTGGTACAAGAGTTGGAAAAACACCAAAAATTAACGAATATTATAACAAACAAGACGATAAAAAGGATAAGAGAAAAAGTAATCAACTTGTTGATGCGATCACCAAATCAGTTATTCTTAATAAAAGAATGTTAGGTAGAGATAATTATCAACTAAAGAGATGGCAAGAATCATATTTTCAAGAACTATATTCTGAGTTTAGAAGATTAGTTGAAAAATATAATAAAGGACTTCAGGTTAAAGCAGAAACATTAGCAGATAAAATTAGTGATTTAAAAACCGAAAAAAAAATGCTTCAGTGTGATGTAAAAGAACTTGAAGAAAGAAAGAAAGTATTGATTAATGATTAATTTTTTTAAAAAAATATATTTTTGGTTTTATATTAAGATACATATTATCTTGATAAGTGTCGGCATTATGCTGTATAGAGCAGAAGCAGATGCACAAGCTGACCCAAATAATTTACAGGAAGGCGATAAAAGAATTCAAAGAATGCTTCACAGAAATCAAACCCTTGAAAAATTCTATGCTGGTAAAACTGATGAAAAATATGTCAGAGAATATTATGAAATATTAAAAAAGGCAGATAAGTTCATTCGTACAGCAACTCCATATCAGATGGCACTTGCAGCAGATAAACATGGAAGTTCTTATGCTCAAAAGGACCCAAGAGGTAAAAGATACGAGCATTTCGGTTTTTATGACGAAAAGCACAGACATGCTGGTAAAACAATTGGTGAAGTTTTAATTCAGGAGTATGAAGAAAGAAGACTCAAAGATGATGATTATGAATTGCTTGGTATTTACAATAATGAACCAGTTGAAGTAGGATTAGCAAAGGTTATGAATGTGATTAAAAAAATTGACGAAAATGATTTGGATTCTCAATATGAAGTAAAAGACATGACTGAAAAATCTAAGACTTTTGAATTTCCAATCAAAGTTATTCGTGAAAATGAAAATACTGTAAATAAAATTGAACAACTTACTGAATTTTTACATATTAAAAAAATTGGGTTTGATTATCGTCAGTTAGAATTTTTAATACCGTTGAAATTCAAAACAAGTAATTATGACGAAAACACCGATCTTTTCAAAGAATTGATTAATATTAAAGAAGTTTTTCTCCGTAATGATTATGGCGAATTAACTGGTTATGGAATTATTAAATTTATAAAAAGAATACAACTAAATGATACTCATGATGTGTTGAAATTTGAAGCAATTGAAATGCAAAACATGAGAACTTAAAATAAATAAAAAATATAATTATGAACCCATATTTAGAAAACTTAAAAAAAGCAGTTGAAACTGGTGATTTTAATTCAGAAGCTGCAAAAAAAATAATTGAAATCGATAAAAACGCAGACAATGCAAAAGGTTTGTTTTTAACAGAAGAAGAAAAAAACGAATTGGCTAAGAAACGCTTAGATGCTGTTTTGGAAGGTACTGTTGTTACCGAAGAAGAAATTTTAAAAATTAATTCAGAATACGATAAAAAAATGGAAGAAATTAAAAAGCAAGATGCTGTCAATAAACAATTAGCAACATTAGTTGAAATTGAAGACATGGTAAAACTGAGTGTTGATGACATGATATCCTTTATAAAAGAACTTGAAGATAAATTCAAAAAAGAATTTGATGAAAATGACCCGATTTTTGAGAAATTAAAAACAAAAATAATAGAAACAAAACTTAAATATATATCTTTTATTAATTATTAATTAAAAACAATTATTATGACAAAATTTGAAGAAGCATCTGAGGATGTAGTAAAACTTTTTGATGAAGTTAGAGACGGCACAACAATCCCACAGTGGGTTGAATTTAAGGTTCTTTGTAATAACAAACAAAAAAAAGACCCTTGCAAACTTATAAAATCAAACGATCTTGTAGAAACACTTACTGAAGGATTAAACTTTGCAGTAGTAGTTAATGAAGAAATTTTTAACGAACTACCTGATGATATGAAAAAAATGGCATTTGATGAATGTCTCGCTGGTGTTGGTGTTAGTGAACTTGATGCACTTTCGCTTGAAAAACCAAATTTTAATACACATACAGGTGTATTACAGAAGTATGGACATGACCCAATTATTGTTCTTCACGAATCAATCAAAAGTCTTTATGATACGAAAAAACAAAAAGAAGACGAAGAAAAAGCAGCAAAAAAAGAAAAGAAAAGTAAGAAGGGTTTTAAAAAAGCATTTTAATTATTAATCCAGACAAATCCCGACACATAAAATGTCGGGATTTTTTATTTATTAGTATTTATAGAAAAATCTTTTATAATGGCTTCATATAATATTACCTTTCCATTAAATGATGATGTCAGCACAAATACTTATTTTTTAATGAGTAAAGTGACCAAAGACGCATTCAGTTCTGATTTGTTATTACTCTTGCTTACAAGTAAAGGTGAAAGATATTATGAACCAGACTATGGTACTAATCTATTAAAATATATATTCGAACCAAACGATAATTTAGATGCAAATGATATTGAACAAGAAATTAAAACAACTGTATCAACATATATTCCAGCACTTACAATTAATAGTGTAACTTTTAATTGGCTTACTGATGACGAAGGAAATCCAATATCGGAGAATCAGGTAAATGTTAACATTAAATTTACATTTAGCGAAGATGCTTTTAGTGAAAAAGGTGAATTAGATTTAAACTTTTAAAATATAAAATATAAAATATGGCAAACGACACAACTCAAAACATTATACAATACGGAAGCAGAACTTTCGGAGATATAAGAACTGATTTAATAAGTTATATTCGTCAGGCATACCCAGAGATTTTATCTGACTTTACTGATAGTTCAGTTGGCGCAATGCTTATTGATTTAAATGCTGGCGTTACTAATAACTTATCTGTCAATACTGATAGAGCATTTCAGGAAACGCAAATAGACTATGCACAACAAAGAGCATCAATTTTAAATATTGCGAAAAATATGGGATTTAATATTCCAGCAAGAAGACCTTCAGTAACTGTAATCGATTTTACTGTAACAGTTCCTGTTCTTGGTGACAAACCAGACGCTTCGTATTATCCTCAATTACAAGCAGGTGCACAAATACTTGGTGGTGGAAAGATATTTGAAACGCAAGCAATTATTGATTGGAGTTCACCAATAAGTAATTTAGGTGACCCTAATCGTTCTATTATTCCAAACACAGATTCAAATGGTATTATTATTAATTACAGTATAACAAAAAGAGAAGTGGTTATTAATGGTTCTACAAGCATTTTTAAAAGAGCAATTAGTTCAACAGATATTGTACCGTTTTTTTCAGTAACATTGCCAGACCCAGACGTACTCGAAATAGATAATGTTATTTTATTGGAAGGTACTAATTATTCAAGTAATCCGACTGCTGCAGATTTTGCTACAGCAGCAAACAAATATTATGAAGTAGATTGGCTTGCACAACAAAGAGTATTTGTTGCAAATAGAAATAGTTCACAGCCAAATACAAATACAAATGGACTTAAGGCAGCAACATGGATTGATGTGACCAAAAAATTTATAAAAGAATTTACAACTAACGGTTATTGTAAAGTAATATTTGGTTCGGGTGATGCAGATGTTGATGCATTCAAATCAGGTTTTCTCAAAATGGGTGTAAGTAATCAATATTTTCTTGAAAACTTTTTAAATAATACAGCATTGGGCGAAAAATTATTGGCAAATTATACATTATTTATTCAATATAGAACTGGTGGTGGTAGTAATTCAAACGTGGGAGCAGGTACTTTAACACAACTTGGTAATTATAATTTAACAGTTCAAGGTTCTCGTCAGGATTATAATCAGACAGTACAAAGAAGTTTAGCCGTTAATAATCCTATTCCTGCAATTGGTGGTAATGATGGATTGAGTATTGAACAAATAAGACAATTAATAAAATATAATTTTAGTAGCCAAAATAGAGATGTAAATTTAACAGATTATTTATTACAGCTTTATAAGATGCCGGGGCAGTTTGGTTCACCTTTTCGTGCTAATTCAATGAAATTAAATAATAAAGTTGTTATTTCAACATTAGGTATTGGGTCAGATGGTAAATTAGACAATACAAGTACCACATTAATGAATGAAAATATTGCAGAATATCTTAGTCAATTCAGAATGCTTAATGATTATGTTGAAGTAACCAACGGTAAGATATTTAATTTGGCTTTTGATGTTGATGTATATGTTGAAAATGTTGCCGATAATCAGGTTGCAAATAGTATTATTACACTTGTTAGAAACTATCTGGATATTAATAATTATGAAATGAATCAGGATTTGTTTCTGGGTCCGCTTCAACGTGAAATACTCTCAGCCAATGGAGTTATTAACGTTATTGACATTAAAGTATATAACAGAGTGGGTGGTCAATATTCAAATAACGTTATTTCTCAAGATATTAATCCAAGTACTGG